AGGTAGCATCTGGAAGTTCTTCATAGCTACATAAGCTTTAGCTAAATTGTTAGGACCCCAGTCTTCTCCTAAAGAGTGTTTAGGTAATGCATTTTGATCTAACATGATTACTGTACCTAGTTCATCTACTAAGATATCTGCAATCTGGTTGTTTACTATGTTATAACCTATTTGGAATGGTTTCATTAAATCCACCATAGCTGTAGATCTAGTGTTACGGTCAGAGAATACTGCACCTTCTACCGGTAATTTACAACCGTAAAGTGTACTGTCTCCTTTAAACTGGAACTTTAACTTACCCATCTTGTTCTGACCAATGCCTAAATACATAGGATTGATACCACCTGGGTTATTCATACCCCAAAATGATGGATGATTAGGTCCTATCTTTACACCACCCCATACTTCATTAATCCAGATCCATTCCATATGTTCACCAAAGATTAAGTTATCTTTAGTTTTATTTTTAAATAGAGCTGTATTATATAATGGTTTATCTGTAATTTTATAATCTTCATCAACAATGTCTACTAATACTTCACCTTGTTCAGTTACTCTAGTAAGGTGCCCTACTTTACGCTGAGATTTCCAGTATGCTGTAGTTGTTCTAAGCATAAAAGCCATACCCACATCTTTGTAATCTTCTGACTCACCCATTACCCAGTTTACAATATCTCCACCATTATAGATAGAGTTATCATACATAGATGTAAATTGACGGTAAGCTAGAGATGGCATACTTGTATTCCATTCATGAGACTTAGTAGCATCATAGTAAGAACCATCATTTTGGTAACCCTGTAAAGGATAACCTGCAGATCTTACAGGATATATTGCTTCTACAGACTCTAATTGTTCTTGAGTCATAAGGTAACCATACTTATCTATAACATCAGAAACTGTCATCATTTCTATCTTACCCACCCAGTTACCTTGTGATATATATCTTACTTCTGGAGACTTATGGTAAAAAGTCATTACCGGGTTCCATAGTTCAATGTCATAATCATCATCCCCCATTTTAAAGTGCCAGAACTCACGGTCAGTAATTAGCATCTCTCTAAATGCTCTTTCCTCTAGTTCATCCATTTTAAATCTTTCTTCATCTACCTTATACTGGTGACTTGCCCATTGTTCAGACATGCTTCTATAATCTTTTACAAAGAAGTTTTGAATTTCTGGTAAAGACTTAAGTTTCTGAGGATCAGTCTGTTCCTTCATTTGTTCCTGAACTTGTGGATCTTCTGGGTTCATACCTGCCTCAATCATTTTAGCAAGTATCTTTTGTTCAGCATCAGCTAATAGAACTTCTTCTATAGCTTGTCTTTTTTGTTCTAGTAAGTCATTGTAGGAGAACTCATCTACACCTCTGAAGGTTACTTTAGTATTACGCTTAGCAAACTCAGCTACCATTACGTTAACCACATTAGGTATAATAGGATAGAACTTTAGTTCTAAAGCTGATGTATCTTCTTGGGTTAATGTTTCCATTAACTCCCGGTTTTCATTATTAGGTTCAACTAAGTAGTCTGTTTTATCTATAACACCTTTAGCTAACTTATAGTTTTTCATAAGTCTGCGGGCATTTCTTCTAATCTGTTTAAGACCATTCCATTCTAACCAGTCTAAGTTCCAGGCAGTCCAGTCATCATCTTTATCTTTTCTAGGTATGAACTGTATTGGTTGTGTTATAGATCCCATGCGGTTATACTCCGATTTGGCACCCTTCTTTAACTGCATTGCATTTAATACTTTCATCTTATCTTATGTTTTTAAATGGAGATCTTTGTTGTCTCATTTGTGAATTAGAGTTTTGCTGACCAATGTGACGGAAAGGACTCACATTCAATTTATACAAATTTTTTGAATTATCCAAGTGTTTTGTGTCTGTTCTTTCAACTCTTTTCTTGTAACCTCTGTTAGCTTGCTGTACTTTTGCAAAAGCTATGAGTGCAGCTAAAGATACTAATCTATCCACATTGACACCATCATCATAAGCTTCCATCTCTACAAAAGCCATGATATCAGGTATTCTTTCTACACCGTAAGTAGTTTTTACTATAGTTCCATCATCTTTAGTTTCATGATAGATCTCTTCTTTAAGAAACTCTATTAGGTAACTAAGCATATGACTTTTAAATAGGGTACCGGTGTTTTTCCAACCATAATCCTGGAATACATTGTTATTAGCTCCTAGGTCTTTTAAGAATAAGATTTGGTTTTTAGGTACTAGATACTTTTGTTTCTTTCTTTGTATCATATGGTTAATGAAGTGAGAGATGTTATTCTCTACTATGGTCCATGCATTATACCATTCTATTAGCATTTCTAATCTTTCATGGGTTTTGTTAATGTCATCAAACCTACCACACCATGCTGCTACTATTTTATCTGATTCTGTATATGTTTGAATTTCAGATTTAGTATGTTTAGTCACTTCTACCGGGTTTTTGTAAACATAGATAGAACATAAGGATTCTGAAGTTGTTGTTTTACCTTCACCTACAGGGTCAATAGAAGCATAATAAGTACCCCAGGTTGAACCAGCATCTGGTTTTTCCCATACTACAATAGTACCGGTTTTATCTTCTAAGTTTTTAGTAATAGGAAACTGAGAGATAGGTATTTTTTTAGTTGCTTTACCTTCTACTTTACCTTCACTGTTTCTCTGTAGTTCTATAAACTCATATGGATAATCTTTATCTTGAATCCTTCTCTTTTGTGCAGATACTAGGTTTACCGGAAACTTAGATACTTTTCTAAATGCAAAAGCTTCATTAATATTCATAGGATGCTGAGATATCCTTAACTGATATTGTTCAGGTTCTAAATCTCTTTTCCACATAATTCTTTGTTCCTCTATTGCTGCTACAGATTCCTCTACTAAAGAGTTACCATAGTTATCAATAAATGGAGGCATAGACCACTGCTCAGGAATAAATAATCCTGTCATAGCAATAGTACCCTTATCGTCAACTAGGTTGGTTTCTACAGAATAGATACTATTAGCATCTGGATATAGGATCATACTCTTAAGTGGTTGACATTGATCTAAATCACCTACTGAACCTGCTGCTACAAATAACCCGGTTGTTATCATACCAGACTGCATAGCTGGATACAAGAACTCTACTGTTGTGTTCATCTTAGGAGCAATACCTGCTTCCTCATGGAAGAAAAATGTACAAGGTCCACCTACACCGGATGTAGGATCTTTATCAAAAGTTACTCCTTGTAAAACTCCTTTAAGACCTTTCTGTGATTTCCTACCATTGATAGTTTGTTCAATCTGCTGTTGCCACATTAATACCTTACCTGGATTCATAGGACGGTACCATGCAGTGTGCTGATCTAGGAATGACTTATATTCATTAAGAAATTTCCAGGAACCTTTTTCATTGATGTAATCTTTAAGACTTGCACCCATCTTTATAATAGGTGTTTCCTCAAACCATAGAAGGTTTATCATCTTAGCACAGTGGTAATAGGAAGAAGCTATTTGTCGTTTCTTGAGTATTGCACAGTGCTTGTAATTGAGCTCTGCCAACAGTTCATATAGTGCCATGTGATACTGGGCATCTCTGACACTGGGAAAGTCAAACTTTCTTTTTTCTTTATCATTAATTGGTAAGAAATTAAGCCACATGTAGTATTCACGTGGTAATAACCATTCTCCTGTAGCATCCCTGTATATGACACCGTATCTGCATTTTTCTTTTTCTGCATCCCAGTATTTTCTGTAATCTTTGCTACCCATTGGTCCACTAAAGAAGTAACCATTTTTCCTAAAGAAATCAGCTTGTTCTGTAAATAGTATAGATGTTTCATTAAAGTTGTATTTACCTGGTTCTTTAAATAGGGTTAAGGCATAAGCTTTATACTCATCTTTAGTTTCAAAGATGGTATAAGTCCATTGCCCAAGTTCCCAAGTTGGGATCTTTATATAACTCATTTTAAAAGTTTTTTAATTTTAACTGGATCTCCACTAGTTTTGATAATAATCTCTACAAGTGTTTCATACTTTTTAGATATAAGTACATTTTTTAAAGTACCATTAAAATAACCATCAGCATCATCTCTTTTAAAGACTGCCCAGTGTTTTGTGTAAGGGTTGTAATGAAACAACCAATCATATAGTGCTTCCATAATTAATTTATTTGGTCATATGCTAGTCCTGCTCCACCTCTAGCATGTGATTGTTGTTCTTCTTTTAAATCTTTGTATGCTCCTTTGAATGATGTTCTAATAGAGTCATAGTTCTTAGCTGCACTTACTAAAGCAGTTATGTTACCATCTCTACCGTCAGTAATAGGAGTATTCTCCATATATGTAGCTAATCTGTCTAACATACTAGAGATACCTTTATATGCTCTGGATGTTGGTGTTTCATACATCTTAATACATTTCTTTAAAGCTATCTGTATTAAGTCATCTTCTGTAGAAAAGTCTGATTCTATATCTTGTATAATTACTTCTTCTTTTTCTACTTCAGACATATGGAAGTAAGGATTAAAATCAGGATTAGGACAAGTCATATAGAATAAATATTCATATACTTTAATATAGTTATCTGGATAATTGTCCATAATATCTTTTAAAAATTTAAGTGTATAA